GCTGCTATAGCACCTGCTTCTACTGCACCACCAATCATCCCAAGATTTGCTGTGCCATAATCTGCTTTGTCGGCAATAGTTATTCCTTGCGGTAAATGTAGTATACATTTTTCGCCACTAGGAACTGGACCAGAACCACCTAATATTGAAGAAAATTCACTAGAAGCACCCATAAATGCAAGCATGTCCGAAGGAGAAAATCCACTGCTTTTTGACTTTTTTGTTGCGTCGGAACTTTTTGCAGCTGCGGTTGCCTCACCGCCAGTGGTGGTTTCTTCCAGAGAAGAGAAATGTATCTGTCCGAGATAATCGGTTCTGTTTATAGGGTATATGAGAGCCATAGATCCACTCAGTATAAATAAAATTTAATTTACTGTATTTATAGTGTTTTGAAGACATATTCTGGAAAATATAAAGTCAAGAACATTCGAAAGTATGAAGGCGATCCCACAAACGTTGTTTATCGTTCAATGTGGGAACGACACTGTTTCGAATGGTGCGACAACAATTCTGAGATTGTTAAATGGTCTAGTGAAGAAGTCGTTGTCCCATATTTTTATGACGTAGATAAAAAATATCACAAGTATTATATAGACCTGAAAATAAAATTTAAGAACAAGAAAACTTTTTTAATCGAGGTAAAACCTCATCGACAGACCAAACCACCAAGAGGAAACAAACGATCCAAGCAATATGTTTCCGAAGCATTCACGTTTATAAAGAATCAGCAAAAATGGGAAGCAGCAGATAACTTTGCAAAGGACAGAGGATGGCACTTTGAGGTTTGGACAGAAAAAGAATTGACCGAAATGAATATCTTACCTAAAACGCCTGGTCGATTAAAAGAACTTGGTAAACTAAAACCTTTCAAAAAACGCAAAAATAGAACTAAATAGAAATGCCAGAGTTATTTGATCAATACAACGAGGAAGCGTTTAAGGCAGGGATAACACCCAAAACAAAAGAATCAATTGCTTGGTTCCAAGAAAAGTTGCAAAGTATTTCTTCAGTCAATCGAAGAGCAATGATGGAAGAGGGCGAGAAATTACCTGGACCTGTAATCGGAAGCATGGTAATGTTCTTTTATGACCCAAAGTTGAAAAAGAAACTACCATACTATGACAGATTCCCGCTTTCTATTATTATTGACAAATCACCTGGCGGTTTTATGGGAATCAATCTTCACTATTTGCCGATTGACCTGAGAGCAAAATTTTTAGATGGACTTTTAGATTTGGTTAACAATGAAGAATATGACGAATCGACAAAATTTAATGTCACCTATGATTATCTCAAATCTTCGAGAAAATATAGATTTTTTAAACCATGTTTGAAACAGTACTTAACAAAACACATAGACGGGAACATCGTGATTATTGAACCATCTGACTGGTTAGTTGCTACATTTTTACCGTCAGAACTTTTTAGAAAAGAATCTAAAGAGTTCGTGCATGCTCAATCGAGGAAAAAACTTAGATGAGTTATTCAGTAGAACAATTTAAAGCAATGTTGAGTGCCGAACGTGGTTTTGCATCCGCAAACATGTATCGTGTCATTCTTCCTTCTCTTGCTGGAAAGCAAAAAATGGACGGCACTACAATTGAAGGATACTCACCAGAAAACATAAACCTACTATGCAAAGCAACTGCATTGCCTGGAAGACAAATTATGACACTGGACCGAACCATCGGGATGGTGAATACTAAGGTTGCGCATGGGTTTGTAGTAGAGAACGTGGCATTAACATTTCAGTGCACAAACTCTTATTTAATTAGAAGATATTTTCAAGACTGGCAACACTTGGCAATATCTAATTTAGCAGGTGCGCAGTATCACTCTGGTTATTATGACTCATATACGCAAGACGTTAAAATAGCACAAATTAGAAAACCCGAAAGTTTTGCTGTGAAGAATTTTGATCTTGGGTTTGATCTTGGTCTCGATCCTGTAATTCGCGATGCTTTACCAACAATTGGTGGCGTAGACTTAGGGGATTTATCTGAAGGAAGATTTGATATTGCGATTGTTGGAGATGAAAATGTCGTCTATGAGTGTTTGTTACAAAAAGCATTCCCTGTCTCTTTAACAGAGATATCGATGACAAATGAAGCAGATCAAATATCAGAGTTTACTGTTTCACTTGCTTATAAAAACTGGTTTGATGTTAGTCCAGGACAGAACAATACATTAAGTGACGAAATTGTTGATGCAATCAATGATCTTGTTGGAAGTGTTGGATCTGTTGTGGCAGGACTTTTTGGTTAATTTAGGAGATTAATTATGGCTTTACCAAAATTAAATGTAACACCGAAGTATGAGTTGACAATTCCGTCTATGCAAAAGACAGTCAAATTCAGACCATACCTTGTAAAAGAGGAAAAGGTATTGATGATGGCGTCTGAAAGTAAAGAGACAAAAGCAATTTTAACTGCAATCGTCGACACAATTAGAGATTGCGTAGAACCTGAAGTGACTGTTGACTACAGTAAATTAACAACCTTTGATATTGAATACATGTTCACCAAGATCAGATCTAAATCGGTGGGCGAAGTTTCGAGGGTTGTAATCAAATGCCAGAACGAGGAATGCAAACACAATCAGGAAGTTGAGATTGATTTGGATAACATAGACGTTCCAGTTAAAAGTGGAACGAATATTATTAGTCTCTCTGATGACATTCGAGTTGAAATGAATTGGCCTTCGTACAAAGTTATGATTGAAAACGATTTTGATAAGATGAAAGAGGATCCGACTTCTATCTTTCAACTTATCGGGGATAGCATCGAAGCAATCTTGACCCAAGAAGAGAGGATTTTGGTTAAAGATCAACCAAAAGAAGATGTGCAAGAATTTATTAATTCAATGACTTCGCAACAGTTTGAAAGCATCGCATCTTTCTTTAATGAAATGCCACAGATGCAGAAACTAGTAGAGTTTAAGTGTATTAAGTGCGGTACTGAAAGTTCAATCAACTTGAAAGGCATGTCTGATTTTTTCTGATATGCCTTTCTCACGATAATATGGTGAATCATTATAAAACCAATTTCGCAATGATGCAACACCATGGATATTCATTGACAGAATTGGATAATATGATACCGTGGGAAAGGGAAGTTTATGTGGCATTGTTGATTGAGCATATAAGAAAAGAAAACGAAAGAATACAACAGCAAATGTCGAGAAGATAAAATGACAGCAACATTACAAGACGTAATAGTAGTTATGCGAGAGGACGCTAGTGATCAACTAGAGGTTCAACTCGATCAAGTGACATTGTTGGAGCGGTTGAACATAAAGTTTGACAAATTTCTAACAGACATGGAACTCATGCAAATGAGTCTCCTCGAGGCGGCGCGAGAGAAGGCAGGACCAGTTGCCCCTGCTGGTGGGGGTGATACTACTCCTTCTAAACCAGAGGGTGCGACAGGTGCTCTCGGAATCGTTGCAGCGGTAACTGCTAGTCTTGCTGGTCTTGCCATTGGTTTTGTTGAAGGCATCGCGTCTTCAATCAAAGCAACCTTGAAACTACTAAAAGTTGACAAAATCTTCAAACCAATTTCTGATATTATCTCAAAGGCATTCGGGAAGGGTTCTAAAACTGCTGGTGTTCTTGACGACATTGTGACAAAAGCATATGTCTTCATTGATGACTTTATTATCAAACCAATGAAAACCTTTGGCACCAAAGTGAAAGCATTTTTTAAACCTGTTGCTGATCTATTTACTCGATTTGGTAAGTTTGTAGATCCAGGCGGTGATGTTGGCAAATTTGCCAAAACTGTTGGTAAGCTGTTTGATCCGATAGCTGATGGTGCAAAAGCAGTAGGACAAATCTTCGTAAGGTTTGGAAAAACGTTCTCCAGTTTCTTCAAAGCAGCACGGGCATTGGGTGCAGTTGTTGGTAGACTGTTTATTCCAATCGGCATTATTATGGGCATTGTTGATACTGTTACTGGCGCAATTGATGGATTCACGAATCAAGAAGGAGATATGGTCGATAAGATAATCGGTGGTCTCTTTGGCGCTCTCAAAGGACTCGTCAATGGTCTACTGATGATACCACTGGATTTGCTGAAAAGTGGTATCTCTTGGATTGCAGAAAAACTCGGGTTTGAGCAATTTAGTGAGATGTTAGATTCTTTCTCGTTTGAGGAAACATTCTCCACAATGGTCGATTCAGTGAAAGACATGGTTCTCGGAATAAAGGATTGGTTTGTAGAAAACCTTTCGCCGAGTGCTATCACCAAGAAACTAGGAAATCTTAGTGATTCTATCACACAATTCATCAAAGAGTTGGTACGATCAATTCTACCAGACCCAACTGCCCCAGCATTATCGATCGAAGGGATCGCTGCTCGTGCAATCCCAGCTGCTGTTTACGAGTTTGCAGGAATTAATCCAGAGACTGGTGAAGCAATACCAGAACCAGAAAAACCAGCAGAGGTATCTCAAGAACAAGCACAAGGAGCACCAGAAGGAGCACCCACAATCGGGTATACTAGTGACGGAACTCCCTTTGAATTGACAGAAGGCCAGCGTAGAATGGCAGAAGAAGATCATGCTAAGTTAGATGCGATGATGGCACCATCACCAGAAGTAACAGTATCTGCGCCACCAACACCAGAGGTATCTGTATCTGTACCTGCTGCTCCCGCATCGGAACCAGAAATACAAAAACTTCCTGAGTTTGTGACGGTTGATGCTGTTAGTGGCAGGTTTATGGCATTCAGTCCCAGTAGACAAGAACGAGCACTATTTGATACTGTAGAAGAAGCAAAGGCATTTGTTGAATCGAAATCAGAAAAACAGATTGCTCTTGAAAAAGAGATGCAAAAGAATTTCGAAGAAATGATGGCAGAGGGTGATGCACAAACTTCATCACCAAGAGTTGAGCAATCTAATCAACTAGAAAACGTCTCCAATCAAAATTCAGAGATGAAGTCAGAACAGAATTCTGCTAGTGCCAATGTTGTTAATGCTCCAAGCACAAGTAATGTTAGTAATGTTTCTAACAATACGCAAGTCATGTCTGTTCCAATGCCTCCATCAAAAAACTTTGATGACAATTACGCTGGAATCGTAGGAAGATAATAAAAACCCCGCCGAAGCGGGGTTTCTTTTTTACTCTGCTTGCGCAAGTTTCTGGAAATAACTCATCGTATCATCTTCATCTTCACTAGCATCATCTTCTGCTGCGGTAGCAGGGATAGATGGTTGCGATGCCGATGCAAGTTCTGGGGCGGGAGATGATTCTACAGATGCCATTGGATTATTCGCAGGACTAGTAGATTCACCCAAAACTTCCATGAGTTTAGTTTGCAGCTGATCATAGGACTTATAATTCTTTGTATCAGTCCATTCTTCAAAGGTGTGCAACTGATTCACAACCGCTTGAAGTTTCTCCTCGTCACCGTCGAATAGGGCAGAGGGAGACTTAAAGTCTGATCGATCATAGTTACGATAACCCGCAACATTTGCGATCTTCAGAGTGAAGTCTGCACCTGACCAAAGGTCGAAGGGATTCACAGGAGATTCGTCGGGGAACTGTGGTTGCATCTGATCGATAATCTTATCAAAGATTTTCTTACCGAACTGATACAAGAACACTTTCCCGTTATTCTCAGGATTGGATGGATCATTCAAAACGAGAATATTGGTGACATAGTGAAGTCGACGTTTGCGTTGTCGAACAATCTCTTTGTCATCGTCGTTGCCTGAGTTCCACAGTTTGCTGTTTGCTTCAGAAACTGGGTCTTGTTGACCGATGGAAGTGAGAGACTTCTCAATATACCATTTGCCAGTTGGACCTTTAAAACCGTGATCCCAGTAACGTGCCCAGTGTAGGTCTGCGCCTTCTGGACCTGGAAGGAAACGAATAACTGCGTAACCATTTCCCGCCTTGTCAACCGTTGGTTTCCAAATGCGTTCATCTGCTTGACGCTTGTTATCGTTGTTGCCGTTTGTTTCTTGTGCTGCTTGGACGAGTTTGTCGATATCAATCGAACGAGATTTTAATGCGCTAATATCCATTTGTATTTCCTTGTATAACTGAAGTATGATTTTTTGTCCACATTATTCATAACGAACATAATATATTCTACTCCAAGAGTAGAAAAAGTCAACGTTTCTTAGACTTGATCTCAAAATAATCTTGAGCTCGGTCTAATTCATGAATCCACCCAATGAGAATCTTTCGTGTTCCTTTCGTGAGTTGCGTACACTCATGATAGTCATACGATGAAAAGACGACAGTGTCATACATTTCAAATTCGATCACTTCAGGTTTATCATTTTCACGACCATATAATAGCAACTCACCGCCTTCTAAATCGTCGGATCGTTCCATCATTGTGATCGTAGTATACAACCTTGGTTTCAGGTCGTAGTTATTCGTGTCCTTATGCTTTAAAAACTTACCGCCAGGTTCATATGCAATAAATTGCAATTCTCTCGCGAAGTGTTTAGATAAAGACACAGAATTATCAAATTCCGTTGTAAGATTAACAAGAGTAGAGGAGATATCAGGATAATCTAAAGTAGGGATAATTGATATCATACACTTTCGAATATCGTCTTTTATCTTACCGCCAGGTTTTTGTTGTTTTCCTCCACTGTAATTAGAAACACTTCCAGGTGTGTATTTGCCAGTATTCATAAGATCGATTAAAATCTCGATCTGTTCTTGATCAAATGCTTTTTTAATAAGATATTGTTTTTTCATTCAATAGGGAGTGTGTTCTGTTTTGGAACCAGATTAAGTTCCATTGCCTCTGATTCTACTTTCTGTTTAATAATATCGGTAAGATATTTTTTGACATCCATCTCGTCGATTTTATATGTTTCACAAATGTAAAGAATAGAGTCAATATATGAAAGACTTTTTTCGAGACGGATCTTTTCTACCATTTTGGTGAAACGGTTTTTATTTAGAAAAACTTCTTTTTGTTCTGTTTCTGTCATTACAGCACCACCGCTTCTACATTATCAGAGACTTTCAATTTAAAATTACTATGATTATGATACAGATAAAACTTTGTATCTTTAAACTCATTAAAAATACCAGTCCAAATTGGTCTCCAGTTATTTAGTAACCTATAATTATTGGTATCTCCACGGTCACTAGAAAGAACTGTATCAGTGTAACTGCGCATATTATGATCGAACAGAGAGTCAAACCCATAAAGGTGTACTTCTGTTGCCTTCAGTTTATTTGCTGCATAGTGAGTTGCCATATGTCCACAATTAAAATTAGTTGCTCTGACATTTGCTGGTCCCGCATACTTTGGAACTGTGGTATAAAATTCACGAATTCTATGGGCGTGCTTCAGATAAAACGAACCCTTATTTTCCATCCAAACTTTTGGTCTTGTTCCGAGCACCCATTGATATGAGTCTAAGTTTAGACTGCCTTCTGTTAATGCTGCCATCATCTTAAAGTCGACCATAACAGACGCGAAGACGTTCTCGACAGCAAATGGAGGAAGATTACAGACTAACCGTAATCCTTTATCTTTCTTTGGTGCTTTGTCCCATAAGACTGCTTTGTCACCATTACCGATAATATGGACAATCTTACCCATTGTTCATCAATCTCCTAATCTCATCATTACCTTTTTTACCAGTCCAATGTATCACTCGTTTTCCTTTCGGAACTCGGTTGTCTATAATATCAATTCGAAGGACATTGTATATATGGGGCAGGTCTTCAATAAATCGTAACCTTCGAAGTTGATCACCACCCATCATCCAATGTAAAACTTCTTGATCGCCGTCTATGTCTTTTTCAACGCACATCTTCGCCCAATCGACAAGAACCTTCGGAACTTTCTCAAAGGCAACAACACCAGAATTGTGCCACTTTTCTTCTCGTCGTTTCGTCCATGGTCGATCTTCTACCATAGATAATTTTTCTGGTTTTATATATTTGAACACATCACTTATATCACCAATAACTTGACAATCCGTATCCAACCAACAAGTCTTGTTCGCAACAGTTGACGCCATAGCATGAGGTTTTTTCATCCAACCACGTTTACCGTCTTGTTGTGTCATCTCAATGATGTATTCGCATTGCTCGTCAACGAGCGATAGCATGTCATTCGACACACCAAAGTCTGCAAAAATGATAGGGATATCAGGATTATGCTTTTTTAAGTTTTCAATGAACCATGGAAGTTGCCATTCTGTCACCGAATCGCAACCTGTCATAAATGCCTTTTCCATCTCAAATACCATAACTATTATTACACTCAATTATACACAAAAATAAAGATATTACAAGATCTTAAAACTCGTACTATTATTATGCTTCGAAACACATCCGGATTCATTTTGAATCGTGGTGAATGAATCGTTAGCGCTCACAGGCCATGGATACATTTCTTCAATAAAACCGAAGTTGTTATTTGACAAATACAAGTCTGTTGGACCTGCTCGTTTCTTTGCCTCAGAAACAAGAACTTTTGCCGCTTTTGGTTTCACGCGATATGCATGAGCGCCAGGAAGGTAAGGTTTAGATGTCAAAGGATTGACACCTAGAGTTTGAGGAGTATTAAACCTCCCATAACTCGGTGCACCATATGACAACACGCCTTTGAATACAGCATTTTCATTTATAAAATTTTGAACAACAGCGTCGTGCTCGAAAATTAAATAATCTTCATTATCCTCTGCGCAAAGTTGCCAAAGACTATAATGAGATAAAAATGCCGATAAACAATTCTCAAATCTAGAATATTTCTCAACAAATGCTCTTGTAGGAATTTGTTCTGATTTGGCTATGTCTACTGGCGAAGGAACACTTCTAGGCGTTACAGCATAGAAATGTTCAATCTCAAGACCATATTTTTTACCAGATTTAATACAACGATCTGCACACTCAACTGACTCGGGAAGATCCTGAATCGTAATAACAAAACATTTCATAGATTAACGCCAGATTTTATTACTAAAATCAGAATCGCCAATAAATTCACTAGTGACATAAACATCTTCAGTAGTGAAAGTGTTTCCAGAAGCTTCAATTTGCTCTTCTACGAGTCTAGTGATTGTATTCAATCGATAAGTGTCTGAATCTTCCGCAGCACTAATTGGTTGATCAATAAGAGTGTTGAGTGTTCTCATGTCAGGTCTTCTCCTGACAGTATAAATTACTTTTGCCATTTTTCTATCCTGTTGTAGTTGATTGTGTTCCTTGAACTTTGGTAAAAAACGGATAACAAACTTTTAACCAACGAAACAATTGTTTACACATTATTGCATCGTTTGGCCAAAGACCGATATCACTCACCTTATTTAGTAATTCTCTCGCAGCATATGGTTTGATCATATATGCACTATTGCCCGCTAGACCCATAGGCAAAGATTCTGCGCCGAATCCGTCAATGTTTGGTACTGGTTGAACCTTCTGCCCGTTTTCAACAACCAGTTTGTAGAATACAGAAGATTTTCTTGTTGCGCCTCTTGGGTCATTCAATCCAATTGCACCCCATTCATATCCTTCAAATTCAGCTGGATTAAACTTAGAAGTAAATAAGCAATCTTGTTCTAAGATAACGATAGTTTCGTCAAGGTCTACGCATTTTTTCCACAGTCTTGCATGACTTACTGCACAAGCAATAACTCTATGTTGATCTCTTGCTGGATAATTTTTCTTGAACAAACCAGTTCCTATATCATATCCATTTTGATGTTCGTCAATTGGCCAAGTCCAAGGCACTTTACGACCAAACACTTCCTTCATACCCTCAGTGGATGTCACAGGGGTTGTTGCGTCAAATATTGTAGCATCTAGTTTTGTATCGGTTGCTCTTATAGAGTTGATGCAATTGTTTGCTGATCTTAACGGTTCAGGTTTGCCTTCTTCATTTAGTGTGATGATAAATGCCTTCATAATGTAAATCCATGAGAAGTTTTTAGATTGTTACTATTAAATTTGACCAGACTCGGAAAAATATATTCCATACCAACATTAAAACTGTTTATAAAGAAATCAGATTGATCCAATCCACGTTTGTCTACTGCTTCCAGTAATTTCTTTGCACCCTTTGGTGTAATAGCATAAGAAGCAGTTCCAGGTGCCATGTCACTCCCGTTGAAAATATTATTTTTGTAATACTTCAAAGGATAGGAAAAAGGAAAGGGATTGACTCCCTTTATTTCCGGAAACTGAAATCCCATAAATTTGCTTTGCGCGAGTGCACTGGGAGGAGAAAACACATATTTGCAATTAAGAAGCAGATATTCATTAAATTTAATTTTTGGAAAGGCAGAGATACAAATAGAATCATGCTCCAAGAAACACATAGGTTCATTTTTCTCAACAACCTCTTTCCAAAAGTTTAAGTGATTTGTGAAACAACTCAGTTTTGTCTCAAACGTTTTTGTATCTTCCTTTTTAAATCCATAGAGTCGACCATTATGGACTAATTTTTTATCGTAGTATTCTGTATCTTTGACAGTTTCAGGAGTAACACCAGCACGGAGTTGAACGTCCCATCCATAAGATTGAAAACTATTCAATGCTTGTTTTGCTTGAGTGGTCGACTTTTTATGACCCTCAATGTATATGATATAACCTTTCATTTTCTAGCAATCACCAATGACTTAACATAATACAAATCTTGTGACTCATACGGTAGATATTCTATCGATTTAAAGTCA